CAGGATCAAATAATGGTATCGCTGGGTCAAATTCAGTATTTTCAACCATAACATCAGCAGGTGGTGGTTTAGGTTCAGGAGCAACTCCAAGAGCTGGAGGAGATGGTGGATCAGGTGGTGGTGGTAGAGGTGGTGGTAGTGAGCCATCAGCAACAGGAGGATCAGGTAATACACCTCCAGTAAGTCCACCTCAAGGTAATAATGGTGGATTTGGTGGATCACCAAGTAATTGTGGAGCAGGCGGTGGCGGTGGAGCTACAGCAGTTGGAGAAGATAATCAACCTAGTCACAGTGGTGGTGATGGTGGAGCAGGTGCTCCAAATACAATTACAGGAACAAATACAACATTCTCTGGTGGTGGAGGTGGTGGGGCATGTGAACCTCAAAGTGGAACTGGTGGTTGTGGCGGTGCAGGTGGTGGTGGAAACGCAGCTAAAGGTGGAACAGCAGCAGTTGCAGGAACTACTAACACTGGTGGTGGCGGTGGAGGTGGTGGTGAAACTACACAAGCTGCAGCAGCAGGTGGTTCAGGTATTGTAGTTGCTAGAACATCAACAACAGGAGTTTTCTTTACAACATGTAGTGCGTGTGCACCAGTTATATCTCTAGATGGAGTAAATCAAATTGCAGAAATTAAAGCATCAACAAATTTAAATATTGTTGATACAGGTGGAGCAACATCACTTGATTATTTAGTAGTTGGTGGTGGCGGAGCAGGACAAGGTGATGAAGGTGGTGGTGGCGGTGCTGGTGGTTATAGATCATCTTTTCCAGGTGGCACAAAATTATTTTTACAACCAGGACCTCATGCGGTCACAATTGGTGGAGGTGGATCAGGACCTCCAAGTTCTGCGACTCCATCATGTGCTAATGGAAGTTTATCATCAATCTCTTATATAACATCTGCAGCTGGTGGAGGTGGAACACAGTCTGGGGGATCTGGTGGTGGCGGTAGATTTACTGTTAGCGGTGGATCAGGTTGCACTGTATTTAGTTCACCAGGATTAGCTTGTAAACAAGGTAATGATGGTGGAGATGGTAGACCAGCTCCAGGTGGTGCTGGTGGTGGTGGCGGTGGTGGTGCTGGTGCTGCTGGAGGTAATGCACCGGGAAATAAAAATGGTGGTGCTGGTGGAAATGGTTTACCTAATTCTATAACTGGTTCTGATGTAACTTATTCTGGTGGTGGCGGTGGTGGTGGAGCATCATTCTTTATAACACCTCAAGGAACAGGTTCTCAAGGAGGTGCTGCTGGATCTGGTGGCGGCGGTGCTGGTGGAAATTTTGGCTCTAATGGAAACGCTGGTACAGCAAATACTGGTGGTGGCGGTGGAGCAGGAGCAGGTGGAGGCGGACCTTCAGGTGCTGGTAATGGACAAGGAGGAAATGGTGGTTCAGGTGTTGTTGTTCTTAGAATGCCAGGATCTACATGCGCAGCAGTTGCACCAGATACAAATACGTTAAGTGCTTGTGTAGGTCCAACTAATGATAAAGTAGCTAGATTTACAGTATCAGGGACATTGACTATAAGTTAAAATTAAAATATAAAATAACTTTTAAGGAGAAATAAAATGGCACATTTTGCAGAACTAGAATCAAAAACAGATCCAACAGGTTTTACATCTGATACACATCAAGTTGTAAAAAGAGTTGTAGTTGTAGGAAATGATATTCCTGCAAACGGTGGAACACTAGGAGATAATGATTGTCATGTAGATGGTGAAACATGGTGTTCAAATTTTTTTAAAGGTGGAAGTTGGAAACAAACTTCTTATAATAATAATTTTAGAAAACAGTATGCAGGTATAGGTTATGTTTATAATGCAACAAAAAATAAATTTTTATCACCTCAACCTTATGCATCTTGGTCACTAGATTCTAGTGACGATTGGCAAGCACCAATTACATACCCATCAGTAACTGATGATGGTCAAGATCCTAGTGTTTGGAGATATAATATTTCTTGGAACGAAACAAAATATAAAGCTAACAACAATACAGGTTGGGAAGCAACTAAATCAAACGATACATCGGAAACACCTACCAAATACAATTGGAATGGCTCAGCTTGGGTGTCCGAATAGGAGACACTAAATGCCAAGAACCAATGGCGGTATAATCGGTAAAACAAATAAAACTTCCTTTGGGAAGTGCACTGTTACAACTAAAACATCCACAGGCACAGTAACTACACAACCAGGAACAAGAGTAGTTCAAGCAGTAATTGTTGGCGGTGGAGGTGGTGGTAATGTAGGTTTTTCATCACAAGGTGGTGGTGGAGCAGGTGGTGGTGGAATAGCTACATGTGAAATAGTTGTATGTGGACCTTTTACTGCAACAGTGGGTGCTGGTGGATCTGGAGGACCTCCATCTGCATCTACGGGTGAAGGACTTGGATCAGCAGGATCAGCATCAAGTATTGGTTGTGTTCCAGGAGGTGGTGGATTAAGCGGTCCAGGTGCAGTCGCTGGTGGAGCATCAGGTGCACCTCAATCAAATGCAGCAGGTGGAGGATCAGGTAGAGGTGGAAAAGGTGGTGGCGGAGCAGGTGCAGCGGGTGGAGACGATGGTGGTGGAGCTCCAACTAATGCAAATCCAGGTGGTGCAGGTGGTGCAGGTTTAGATACAAGCCCTATTATAGCATGCACTCCAAATTGTGGAGTTTATGCTGGAGGTGCAGGGGGTGGAGGTTGGTCACCAGGACCTACAGCACCAGCGGGAAGTGGAGGCACAGGAGGAGGTGGTGCAGGTGGACAAGGTGGAACTAGCACTGCAAACGGAACAGCAGGTACAACTAACACTGGTGGTGGCGGTGGAGGTGGTGGCGGTAAAAATGCTGGATCAGGTAATTTTGGAGCAGGTGGAGCAGGTGGATCAGGAATAGTTATCGTAAAAGAATTAGATAAAGCGTCAGGTGTTTGGCGATTAGGTGATGTCATAGATGCATTAGATGAGGGAACATGGCCTAAGAGAGAAGTAACAATAGATTATTTAGTAGTCGCTGGTGGTGGAGCTGGTGGGACTGCAATTGGTGGAGGTATTTGTGCAGGTACTGCTGGTGGAGCAGGTGCTGGTGGTTATCGTGCATCAGGATATGGGCCAAGTCCATTACAAGGTTCAGCACAAAATTTAAGTGTAGGAAGTTATTCAATAACAGTTGGAGCTGGTGGTGCAGGTCAAGCATTAGCTCCAGGGACATCAGGCTGTGCAACACCTAGAGGTGCTAGTGGAAGTGATTCAGTATTTGGCACTATAACATCTGCTGGAGGTGGAGGTGGACAAAAAGCAGGTGGACCATCTGAAGGTGGAGCAGATGGAGGTTCAGGTGGTGGAGGAACATATTCATGTAGAGCAGGTGGTTCAGGAAACGTACCACCAGTAGACCCTCCTCAAGGAAATCCAGGAGGAACAGGTGGAGGAGCTCCTCCATATAATTCAGGAGGAGGTGGTGGAGCAACTGCTTCTGGAACAACCAGTGGAGGTGGAGCAGGAGCGCCAAATGCAATTACAGGAACAGCAACAACATATGCTGGAGGTGGAGGTGGTGGTGGATCACCATTAGTTCCTCCAGGACCAGGTGGAGCTGGCGGCGGTGGAGCTGGCGGAGACAATAGTCCATCGGCAAATGGTGTAAGTGGCACAGCTAACACAGGTGGTGGAGGTGGTGCTAGTCAACCAGGAGCTGGTGATTCTACTCCAGTTCAAGCAGGTTCTGGTGGTTCAGGTATTGTAGTTGCGAGAACATCAACACCAGGAATTTTTCTTACAACATGTAGTGCATGTGCACCAGTTATATCTCTAGACGGAGTAAATCAAATTGCAGAAATTAAAGCATCAACAAATTTAAATATTGTTGATACAGGTGGAGCAACATCACTTGATTATTTAATAGTTGGTGGTGGCGGAGCAGGACAAGGTGATGAAGGTGGTGGTGGCGGTGCTGGTGGTTATAGATCATCTTTTCCAGGTGGCACAAAATTATTTTTACAACCAGGACCTTACTCGGTCACAATTGGTGCAGGTGGATCAGGACCTCCAAGTTCTGCGACTCCATCATGTGCTAATGGGAGTTTATCATCAATCTCTTATATAACATCTGCAGGTGGTGGAGGTGGATCACAATCTGGGGGATCTGGTGGTGGCGGTAGATTTACTGTTAGCGGTGCATCAGGTTGCACTGTATTTAGTTCACCAGGATTAGCTTGTAAACAAGGTAATGATGGTGGAGATAGTAGACCAGCTCCAGGTGGTGGAGGTGGTGGCGGTGGTGGCGGTGCTGGAGCTGCTGGTAGTCAATCTCCAGGAAATAAAAATGGTGGTGCTGGTGGAAATGGTTTACCTAATTCTATAACTGGTTCTGATGTAACTTATTCTGGTGGTGGCGGAGGTGCCGGAGCAGGATATTTCACACCACCTGCAGGAACAGGTTCTCAAGGAGGTGCTGCTGGATCTGGTGGCGGCGGTGCTGGTGGAAATTTTGGCTCTGATGGAAACGCTGGTACAGCAAATACTGGTGGTGGCGGTGGAGGTGGTTCTGGTGGAGGAGGACCTCCAGGTCTACCTAATGGACAAGGAGGGAATGGTGGTTCAGGAGTTATAGTAGTAAGATTTCCTGGATCTACATGCGCAGCAGTTGCACCAGATACAAATACGTTAAGTGCTTGTGTAGGTCCAACTAATGATAAAGTAGCTAGATTTACAGTATCAGGGACATTGACTATAAGTTAAAATTAAAATATAAAATAACTTTTAAGGAGTAAAAAAATGGCACATTTCGCAGAACTAAAAGCAATGACAGATCCTACAGGATTTACGTCAGATTCACATCAAGTAGTACAAAGAGTTGTTGTTGTAGGCAACGATGTAGATACTGCAGCAGGACCATTAGGAGATAATGATATGCATGTTGATGGAGAAACATGGTGTATTAATTTTTTTAAAGGTGGAATATGGAAACAAACCTCTTACAATAATAATTTTAGAAAACAATATGCAGGTATCGGAATGGTTTATGATCCTGTAAAAAATAAATTTATATCACGGCAACCCTATGCTTCATGGTCATTAGATGCTAGTGACGATTGGCAAGCACCAATTACATACCCATCAATAATTGGTGATGGTCAAGATCCAAGTGTTTGGAGATATAATATTTTTTGGAATGAAGAAAAATATCAAGCTGACAACACTAAAGGTTGGGAAGCAACTAAATCAAACGATACATCGGAAACACCTACCAAATACGATTGGAATGGCACAGCTTGGGTGTCCGAATAGGAGGACACTTAAATGCCAAGAACCAATGGCGGTATAATCGGTAAAAGAAACTTAACTTCTTTTGGAAAGTGTACAACCACTTCATTTACATCATCAGGAAATATTTGCACACAAGCAAATACTAGAATTGCTAAAACTCTATTAGTCGCTGGTGGTGCTGGAGGTGGATATGGTAGAGGAGGTGGAGGAGGTGCTGGTGGTCATCGAGAAATAGAAATACCAGTTGGTGGATCAACCCAGTATCCAATAGTTATTGGTGGTGGGGCAGCAGGATCAACATGTAATACTACATTTGGATCTAATGGTTCAGACTCTACAGCTTTTGGATCTACTTCTACTGGTGGAGGTGGCGGTTCTAGTGATGGATCTCTTGCCCAGGGCGATACACCATTTAATTACGGAGGTCACCCAGGAGGTTCAGGTGGAGGTTCTGCAATTTGGTTAGACGTTGCTTGTAGATCAGGTCGAGGTAATACACCTCCAACAGATCCACCACAAGGTAATCCTGGAGGTTCTAATCCATTAGGATGGCCAAATACAATCGCTACAGGTGGCGGTGGTGGTGCTGGTGCTGCTGGTGGAAATGGTTTAGCTTGTGGTGTTGCTGGAGCTGGAGGAGCAGGTGTAGCCTCAAGCATTACAGGATCCTCTGTAACCAGAGCAGGTGGTGGTGGCGGTGGAAATGATCATAATCAAACTGCTGGTGCAGGTGGATCAGGAGGTGGTGGTAATGGTGCTACAAACAATACTGCAGGATCAAATGCTACAGCAAATACAGGAGGCGGTGGCGGTGGTGGCGGTCGTAACGCTACAAGCGGAGCTAAAGCAAATGGTGGTAATGGTGGATCTGGTATTGTAGTTGTAAAAGAATTAACTAAAGCAAGTGGTGTATGGAATTTAAAAACTCAATTAAGAGCTAGGCAACAAGGAACATGGCCAAGACTTATTCCTGCTTTAAATTATTTAGTTGTTGCTGGTGGTGCCGGAGGTGGTGGAGCAGGTCCAGCAACACCTAATTCTAGACATGGTGGTGGAGGAGGAGCTGGAGGTTATCGTGCTTCTGGGTTTGGTCCAAGTCCTTTACAAGCTGATAGTTTAGAAGCAACTCCAGGAAGTTATGTAATAACAGTAGGTGGAGGTGGAGCAGCTGGTTCAGCAGATTCAGATGGAACTAATGGTAGTAATTCAATATTTAATGTTTGTGGTACAGAGGGCACAGATAAATTCACTTCAGCCGGAGGTGGTGGCGGTGGTGGTAATGGTGCAGGATCATCTGGAGGTTCCGGTGGTGGAGGAAGTCATAAAAATCCTGGTAATCAATCTGGAGGATCAGGTAATACACCTCCAGTAGATCCACCACAAGGTAACGCTGGTGGTGCAGGAAGTCAATTTGTTTGTCAAGGTGGAGAAGCAGGTGGAGGTGGTGGAGCCACTGGAGCAGGAGAAACAGCATCCGCTTCCCCAACAAGTCCTGCGTACATAGGTGGTGCAGGTGGTGCAGGTGCTCCTAATAATATTGCAAACGATTGTGCGTCTTACGCTGGTGGTGGTGGAGGTGGTGCTAGACAATGTCATGGAGTTGGAGGTGCAGGTGGTGGAGGAGGATCACCACCTTCTGAACCTGGTGGTGTTAATGGTGGAGCCAATACAGGTGGTGGTGGAGCTGGACAAGGTAATAATTCAAGTAATCCAATAGGAACCGGTGGATCAGGAGTTGTAATAGCAAGATTTCCAGCAAGTGTATGTGCATCAGTTTCACCAGGCACTAATAGTCTAACAACATTGCCAGCACCCGCTGGAGGTTGTAAAGTTGCTAAATTCACTGTGTCTGGAACCTTGACTATTTCTTAAAAATAGATATATTAAATTTATTGTGGTAGAAGAAAGAATATGAATTTAACAAATTATTATTGGTACTTTCAATCAGCTATTCCTAGTCGTATTTGTGATGATATTGCAAAGTATGGTAAACAACTTCAAGATCAAATGGCAGTTACAGGTGGTTATGGTGATGGTAAAAAATTAAATCAAAAACAAATAAAAAATTTAAAACAAAAAAGAGATTCTAATATTGTTTGGATGAGTGATAGGTGGATTTATAAAGAAATACAACCATATATTCATCAAGCAAATCTTAGTGCTGGTTGGAATTTTGAATGGAGTTTTTCAGAGGCATGTCAATTTACAAAATATGAAAAAGGTCAATTTTATGATTGGCATTGTGATAGTTGGGATAGACTT